CGTCCCCGGTGCTGTACGCCGATTTGTTAGATTTCCAGACGCGAGCCGATATTCGCATTCGTATTCGAAGCATCGTTATTCGCATTCGCATTCGACACACCGCCATTCGCATTCGCATTGTTGTACCCGCGATAGACCACACGGACTATCGGGAAGCTCTACCAATTACAAAGGTACTTATTTCAAGGCAAAAGAAATCTATAATGCTCAGAAGAATAACCATAACAGAGCAGCAAAAGCACCGCCAAACACGGTTAATCCCCAATCTATCCAGCCCCAACAGCCTCCATGCTGCTTGTCCTTCAGTTCCAAGCATGAAGCCGCAACAACGCTTGCATACAGTGATACGCCTGGATTTATTGCCAACAAACCTACAAGGAATCCGCCTAACAGATGCTTGCATCGGTTACTCTCTCTCAAAAAATCAATAACTGTTCCCATAATGATGATGTCTTTAATTCTTAAAAAATTCGACCGGCTTCGCCGGTATTTGAATACCTTTTAAACGGAATTCGGAAACCATCCGAATCCCGTTCTTTCGTTTTAGTCGCTTCGCTCCACGCTTTGGCGCTTTGCGCTTACGCCACCTCGCGTATCGCCTTGTACGCTGCCACGCTTTGCGCCCGGACGATTTTGCCGCGGAAGGCCAGACGCGAGCCGATATACGCA